AATGGCACGATTATCAGCAGTCTGTTTGATACTTTGAGCCGGATCGATACTGATACATTTATTGTCCTCCGTAAGTTCCCACTTAGCCACATAAGTAAAATCACTATCGGTGACATATCCCGTCTCTATCGTTCGCGGATCTTGTAAATACTGCGGATACCAATCATCCCTCATCCCCGCTTTTTTAAGATCTAATGCTGCCTCATCTTCGAGCTTATCGTTCAGCGGTTCCCGTGCTCTTCGGAGATAATAAAAATCATAGAACTCATAGATAGTCTCTTTCTCTTCAATCCCTGTAATATTAATATGTGTCCATTTCCCTTTTTCTTCTTCGAGTAAATACCCGACAAGATCATGCTCATGGAGACGCTGCATAATAACAACAATGGCACTGTTTGGATCATCAATGCGTAGACGAGATAGGATACTTCCGGTATAGAAATTTACGACCGTATCACGAGCGGCTTTAGAGTTTTTCTCCCCCGCTTTCATCGGGTCGTCGATGATGATAACATTCCCGTGAAATCCGGTAATAGCCCCTCCGATAGTCGTGCTGTACATCCCTCCGCTTGATTCCAAATACCACTCAGCATCCGCTGTTTTACGACCTAGTTTATTATTTGGGAATATGTTTTTATAGACGGGAGAGGTAATGATATCTTTGATTTCGCTTGGAGTTTTTCGAGCTAGATCATCAGAGTATGAAGTATAGATAACTCTCTTTTTAGGATGGTTCCCTAAAAACCACGGTACGAACAACCGCACTGCAAACTCTGTTTTTTGGTACGATGGCGGCATATTGATAATAAGCCGTTTGATCTCACCGCTGGCTACTTTCTCCATCGCCTTGCAGATGAGGGCGTGATACCAACCCTCTAAGAGAGGATTTTTATACTGCTCATCAAAGATATACCGCCCGAAAGAGAGAAAATTGCGGCGGCACATCTCCCATAGTATAGGCTCCGCTTTCTTTTTGGCTAACGCCTCCGCAATCGCATCGATCATCTAAAACGGTATCTCATCTTCTTTGATATCATCTACAGGAGGGTTGACATATACTGGTACGTTAGTTCCGTTTGTGGTAGTCATAGTTGACGATGGTTCACGGTTTGCATTCCACCCCGCATCATCTTCTCCATAGTTCGGAACCGCTGCCGCATTTTGGTATTGATCAGGACGCTTTTGAACTTTCTGAGGCTCCGCAACGACATTAAAGATATGTTTATCGTTGATTTTACGATCATCTTTAACAGCGAACAGCGCAAAATAGATTTTATGAGGCGACACAAACGGGTCAAATATATGCCCTTTTTTGTAGTTTACCCCCTCGTCCGATCTTTTATTATAGAGGTTACCCACCATCTGAGATGGCAAGCTCTCCCCGCGTTTACCGAAGTTAGCCCAAATATGATAATCAGGATGATCCTCTTTTCCCTCAGCGATAGGTGATCCTATTTTCCCCGAGGGAAATTTCAAAACATTCACCGAGATAGTAAAGCTCTTCATCACGGTAATAGTGCGGATATCCAATATAATCGTATCGATCATATCCCCGCTTACTTTATGCTTGTATTGATCCTTATAGACTTTACCGATATCCATATTTACCCCTCTGAGTTATCTTCGAGATCACCGATTATCTCGATAGCATCCGCCAACTCACGATACATTTCAGCCATCTCTTTTGCGGAAGTATTATCATTACTACTCGCTTCATCAATCTCTTCAAGAAGCTTATAGAATCTATCTTCTACCTCTTTAACGTCTTTACCACAAAATCTATTTTCCATCGTTTACCCCTTTGTTTTTAAGTCGATCCTTACGCTTCTCGCGCAACTTCTTTTTCTCTCTAGTCGTCACTCGTCTTCTCCTGTAAATAAAAATGATGGAGCGCTGAACGACTCCTCTTCCAGTTGCGGGACATATCTCTTCTCTTCATAAACTATTTGTGGAGCAGGTCTTCGATAGTTTTTATCAAGAGCTGTCATGTTGTTTTGAGCATCAAACTCCACACGATAAAAATCACACGTTTGTGGAACGAACATAAGATGCTGTTTAGGATGTTTCATCGTGTCTTTGTTTTTGCTCCAAATAACGGTACGCAACTCATCCTCGTGATCTTTCGGGTTGGTCTTTGTAAGGTGGAACCATACATATGCCTCGTGATCGGCACTCATCGATCCCTTGACGGAGATCATAGAGCTTTTCAAATCCTCTTTAGAGCTTTGCACGATGATGATGATAGGTATCTTCAACTCTTTTGATAATCGCCCTAGTATCGAGAACGTCTCACTAATTCGTTTTTCATCGGTCTTTAAATCAGGGTTGCTATTTGTGATCCGTAGCATTGAATCGAGTACGGCGAGTTTTATTCCACGCAGTTTATGCTGTAGCCGTAGCTCGGCGGCGATAGCGTGTACTTCATAGATGCTGTCAAAAGTATAGATATTGTCGATGTTCCCATCCCAAAACCCATCATTCTCCTGCTCTTCGATGTTTTCATCATACAAATCTTCCCCAAACTCCATAGATCCAAATAGCACAGGGTGATCTTTGGAGACATTTTCGGTGATTTTGGTAGCGACAAAGGTTTTACCGGATTGTTTGAGACCGCTGATAAATATTAGTCCCTCATTTCTAAACCCAATCCGTCCCTTTTTATCGGTCAATACCGTATCGATAAATGGAATACGGGATGGTATACGAACAATAGGCGGTTTATTAGGGGATAATCTATCCTCACGTACAGCACGTAGACATCGAGTAGCGGAGATATTTGATACTGACACATACTGATCGATAGAGTTTTGGATCACTTGGATCATCACGTCCGATTTTCGGTTATCATCGAGGAGCATTTTGTCGATATCGCCCTTTAGCTTCTCGATCAATTTGATAGCATAGTGCTCTTTTAGTATCCCGATATACTCCATCACCACCGAATGAGGTAGGGCAGGTTGCGCCATAATAGAGAGCATTACATCCTGAGCGTCTTTATTCCCACTTTTCTCCATGTAATCGATGATAACGATATCATCGAATCCGGTTCCCCGTTCATAAAGCAGCTTCATAACCTCGAACATAGACGCATGAGCCGGATGTTCAAACCACTCCTTAGCCAACCCGCTCGTCATAACAACGTTTAGATTGACCTTGCTGTAGATATCAGCACTGAGAATCGAGGATAAAATCGATCCTCGTATTGTCTCTATGTTATTCATCCCAAAACCCCCTCAGTATTTGTGATCGTATGCTTCTCTAACCATTCATAAATCTTTGTGCGACTATAGAGGATAAACCCTCCTATTTTTGAATACGGCAAACCTTTCTCTTTTCGGTATTTTGCTTGGGTGCTCATTGCCATCCCGAACTCTTCACAAAATGCTTTTGGACTGATCCATTCGGTATTAGTAGTAGCCATCAATAAAACCCTATCTTGAAGTCACCGAGGAGTTTGCAATAGTGCATATTATTTGCATCATCCAAATTGGCTTTAAACGGTTGATAGTTTTGAAACAAGTATTTGAACTCATCATCCAGTTTGATAAAATAGATCCCGCACACCATCACATAGTCGAAAAACTTTGATCCGGTACTCGCCATAATCTGAATCCGCTTTATAAAAGCCTCTTTTCGGATAGATAGACGTTCGACCAATTCCCCGAGGGGAATATAATCATCCAAATTAGTAACCTCACGCTGTGCTACATCGCACAAAACATCTTTGTAGATATAAGAGGTGTGGCGCATAACGACGACTTTATCAGGGTGCATACATCGGAGTTGATGAGAATCATATTGTGCCCCTCCGATTTGATCGATCTCTTTGAGCAATACAAGCCCCTCAAGCAACCGGATCATTGGTATAACCCGTTTTCATCTTTTTCGCCGCCATTTGGTTCATTGAATTTTTTGCTATTGCGGCACCATGTCGAAAACGCACTGAGCCAGTTAGCCCATTTGTTGCCCTTTTTGGAGTGATGCTCTAAAAATTTCTCAAACTCCTCTTTTGCGTTTGGCATATTGTTTTTTAGTGCCATATTCATTGCGGCTTGAAACAGATCATCCATATACTCTTTGGATAGATCCTCCACTCTTTTGAGTGACGATAAAGCGAATTTATTTTTTTTACGCTCTTTTGGTGGTGTTTTTGGTTGTGGTGGTTGTTCGGGAGATTCGCCGCCATTTGGGTTTTCGCTCTCAGGTTTTCGCTTCCAAGAAAGCCCCTTTTCTGTTAATCGATAGGCGGGTGCGTAGTGTTTGTTGATACATTCCACGATCCCCTTGGTTTCCAACTCTAAAATAGAGCGAGAGATAGAGGAGACGCTACCCAAATACGGAACGTCTTTTAAAATTTTTTCGCGGTAAAGGAGATAGTAGGGTCGGTTATCTTCGGGGTCATTTGATTTTACGGCATTTGCCCAGCTCTCTAAATCAGCAAATACACACATTAGATGAACAGTTGTTTTCCCAAGATCCCAATCAATCGCTTTTTGATAGTTAATCAGCCCGAAATACGTCATGACGCATTCGCCGCCATTTGGTTTTCAGAACTGATATATCCGGTTTCATTGGAGCGAATATATTCTTGTATGTGATGATCCATAAAACGTGCTCTTCCGGCAATCATTACGAATCCGATCTTACCATTAGACATTTCACGATTGATAGTACGCTCAGATACTTTGAACATCTCTGCAAGCTCTGATTTTGTAATAGGCAATTCGTACTCTTTTTTCGCAGTAAACTCGATCATAGCACTCCCTCCACGTATGAATAAACGTGTTATAATAAACATATTTGACCGACATTCTAGTACAATCTGTAAGGTTTGTCAAGTTATATGTAAGTTATACAAGGGGAACCAATGCAAAATGTAGCAGATCAGGTTGATAGACTCAAAAAAGTCTTTCGTGTAAAAACCGATGTCGCCCTCGCAGAGAGGCTTGGTAAAGATAAAAATACGGTTAGCGTTTGGAGAAGACGCAAGAGCATCCCTCTCGACGTTTTTAGAAAGGTTTCGGTGGACGAGAGTGTATCTATCGACTGGCTTGTATCAGGGGTGGGGAGTATGGAGCTACAGAGTGCGGAGCAGACTCTCAATGAGATCAGCTTGATAAGTGGGTTGCTCAGTGATAACCGATCCGTTAAGAT